GAAAAACCCGCGACTAGCGCGGGTTGATCCGGTTGGTTGCTGGCGATCAATTCAATTGATCGCGCCGCGTGTTGAAATATTCAAATGTCTCATCATCCAAGCCAGCCCATATGGATGAAACGCCGCGCTGGTTTTCTGGTAACAGTCCGCCGTTGTCGCGCTGGCGGCGTTCTATTGTCGCTGGCACCATGTACCCATTCAAGTCATGTTCGCCATTAGATGAACCATAGCTATGCCCATAGGCTTGTTGAGTATGGCATATAACCGCTTGTTCGCCATGTTCGCGGCGCATTTCAGATATGCGGGCGCGTATTGTTTGAGCCGTCCAGCCGGTTGCATCGGCAATCTCGCGTGTAGTCGCGCCATCATCACGGCGGATTAATGACCACATAACGCCAATGCGCGATCCGGCGCGATACGGTTGCGCTGGTGTTGGAACGCTGGTGACGGCATCGGCATTATAGTCAACACGGTAACGATCAGAATGCCTAAACATTGCGTCAATAAGCAGGCACCATGCCTCAAGCTTGGCAATGTCCATTGTCGCTTGGTGCTGGCGAAATTCAATTGTGCCGCGTGTCCATGTCTCGAGATTAACCGCGTAAAACTTGCCGCCAATAATATAAGACATTTCGCTGGCGTTGGTTGCGGCCATAAAATCAGCATGGCGGCGGCCATCGCTGGCGATATGTGTTAGGCATCTTGCATAACGGTTGTCGCGCCGTGATGGTGGCAGAATACCATTGATTGCACCAACATGATCGGCATATCTTACCGCGACATCCTTGGCGAGTATAAGCGGCATAATATCAGCGCAACAACCAGCCTCAATATTATCAAGATCGTCACTTGGCATATAGAATGCCTCGCGATCGCGCATTAGCTGTTTTGATTGTTGCCAGTAATAGGCTGGCGTCATGTTCTTAATGGCGCGATTGCCAATGTGGACATGGCCACCCAAATCACGGCGATTTACACTGCCACCGTTTTCATCAATAAATGCAAACAAACGGCGCAAATCATCGGCAACGCCGCCAGCCATATGTGCGGGAAATGGTGGTATCACTATTTCGGCATCGACAACCGGCGTTGCGTCATATTTGACTAGCACCCAGTCGAAACCGGCAGTTTTAAGCTTGCGATCCCATACGCTATATGAACCGCCACCAGAAATTTCTAACTCATAACCGGCAGTTAAAAACATATCGTTTTGAATATAAGGCATTGTTTGGCTTCCTTTTGATAATGGCAAGAGGCCTATCCCCTTGCCTATGCCTAAGATCATATACGAATATGCAATGGTTGCAAACATTAAATACGCACAATTGTGCGTTTTTTCCAAAAAAAGCGCAGCGCAGCGCAGCACTGTTAACTTGATTTTGGTTAACCTTTGCCGGGCCTGCCAGGGCTGGGCCTGGCCCTATTCCGAACAATTGTTCGTGTTTATACCCCGAAGCCCGAACCCCGAACCCCGAGTCCCGGCTCAAACCCGAACAAATCCCGAGTCCCGAACCCCGAGTCCCGGCGGAGTGCAGCGCCCGAAACCCGAACAATTTACCCCAGGGACGCAGCATGCTGCGCCTCCGCCGTGATTCAGGCACAAAAAAAAGGCCGAGACCCGAAGATCCCGACCCCGACAGCCCGATGTGCTGTTGCTTATTGGTATTCGCTGACTACCTGCTCCCCGACAATGTAGGCGTACATATTGACAACCTTCTCTGGGTCAGCCAGATCTGTAGTCACTTCTCCGAAGTTGTCTTCCTCGTACTCCTTGATGGTGCGGATGATGTCAAAGGCTTTTGAACCCATCCACTGTTCAGCTTTGTATGTGCCGATGATGTAGTAGTCTGTATTAAAGCACTCGTGGTGCCATTCGTCTTTGTTGTTCCTCAACCACTCGTGATCTTGCTCGTTCATCCAGTCGGTGAAGTGTTCTTTGATTTCTTGGTATTTATATTGTGTAGCCATGTTACCCTCGTTTGGTTTGGTTTACTCATTATATATAGCAACCATTGCAACACCCGTCAACAAGAAAAAACAAAAAAACCAAAAAAAGATTCGCCAGGCAGTAGCGCCTCCTCCTGTGCTGCGCACTGACTCCAGGAGGCAATTACGAACAATTGTACTGGTTCCCGCTGCCCTGGGGCAAAAAAAATGGCAGCACGGGGGAAACCTACCAAAAACCCGTGCTGCCTGCTGGCCAGCGGCATCTGCTCACTTCCAGCCCCTCGAGCTGTAGCCCTAACGGGGCAGCCCGAAGCAATTTGTTCTGGTTACTTTACCCGAGTCGCTGCGACTCCCGTAACCATAGTCAACGCGAAGATCATAACGATGCCTGCGTGGACGAAGAATGATCCCGTTACTGCTGGGTCTGGCTCCGCAGCCGATGCAAAGCACAGCCCGATGAACCCGATCCCGATTAATGTGTTACCTAACTTACGCATTTGTCTTCCTCCTCTTGCTTAAATTCAACAACCCACTCGTTGTTCATCTTACACATCTTTTGAGCCTCACTCTTAGTATCGAACACACGGCTACGATCTACATAACGCTCTCCAAATAAAGAGTCATACCCTTCAATCACCCACTGCATCTCGTCCTCCAGTTGTTAAGCGCGAGCTGGGTGCTGTTCGCATCACTGGTCGGCGGTCATCGCTACCCATCTCGTACTTATATATAAGCAACTATTGCGAGCAGAGTCAACAAGAAAAAAGAAAAAAAAATAAAAAAAAGATTCAGGCTGCTGAAGATCTTTTTTCCGAGCTGTAAGCCAGGGGCAAGAAGAACAATTGTACTGGTTAGCTCCAGGGAGGAGAAAACCCCCGGCGCATGGAGGAACACCGGGGGCAGACCAAGGGAGGACTCAATGATGTCCCGATTCAGGCCAGGGAGTCAACCCCGAACCCGAACAATTATACGGATCCCGAAGGCCCGGTCACAGTGCGCCCCGGTTGTCATCGGAGAAGAGCAGCCGCAAACCCGCAGAAACCCTAGCCCGAGACCCCGAAAAAGCCCGATCCAGGCCCCGAACCCGAACAAATCTACGGGTACAAGCCCCCGAGCTGACCCCGAAGACCGACTCCTCCCCCCGCACGGGGTGTGTGGTACTATTCTACCTTATCCTCTTTATCATCCACTATATTTTGTGTGTCATGTTCGATAACGTCTACATCTGGTGTTACGTTCACCATTCGAGACTCAGCCAAACGCTTGAATTCCGCCAGTTTGTTAGCGATCTGCTCTTTTGTTTGCGCTGTTATATCTTCCTTTATAACGTGCTGTTTGTTGATAAGTAACCCCGCTGCCTTCAAACGAAGCTCTTCAGCACGAATAGCCTCACTAAATCGCCCGTTCTCCCACGCTTGATCCCGAAGCTTTTTAAGATCCCGAATAGACTTGTCGATTGTTACGCCAAATTTGGCCTGTGTCTCTAGGCGCATCTCTTGCAGGCGTTCTGCTACCACTGGGTTCTTTAACAGCCGTATGGCAGACACTCCAGCGTTCTTATAGCCTGCCTGCCGCGCTGCTTCTGTCTGTGTCATGTCCTTATGCAAGTAATTGTTCAAGAACTCCTGCTGTATTGGCTTGAGCCTTTTGTATCCCGCAAGACGCATTTCTTTTGGCAAATCTTCTCCGACCTTTGGCATATTCAATCCTCTCTGTTCGTTCCCACTAAATGGTATACATTATCGTGGTGTTCGTCTGGGTAGTATATCACCCCTGACGCTGTTTCTTGAAGCCCCGCAAATTCTAGCATAAGTGAAATGATTTTATTTTCGTGTTGCTGATCCAAAGCATCATCGTAATCGCTTGGTCTACGCACCTCATCAATATCTTCCCACTGCACATACATCGAACACGGAAAGCAGATAGGGTTGCCGTTCAACTCAATCAGATTTTCTGCATCATGAAGCTTGCTGCATATCGAGCAAGAACTCAGTCCGTCTTGTTGCATGTTGCGCGTCTTTCTAACTTTCGTATATGGGGTAGGTTACACTACCTACCCATATATATATATATGTAACCATAGGAAACTTTGTAACCATAGGCCTTTTCAATGACTTACACCCAACTCTTAACTTACCTACAGAAGAAATCGGGGCAGGTAAGTAAACCGATTTCGTTAATATATTCAGTAACTTATTACTTACCTACGTTTTACTTACCTATAGGTAACTAGGTAAGTAGGTAAGTAAAAGTTAACCGAATTATGGTTAATGTGGTATTTATTTACCACACGGAGCCATGACCACAATACCCGCTTTCGGGTGCTTATTTTGCAACGCAGTATAGACTTCGTTCTTGCGTCTATTTGCGCTGTACTTGCATTGATCATACGTTTGATAGGAACCCTGTGCCTTATCGACAAAGCACGGATTAACTGGATCGCCTCCACCATTAAACATGACGCAAGCAGCAACGATAAACTCATACATCCCACTTTGACCTTTTCACACTAGCTTTCCTACGCAACTGATCTTCTAGGCTAGCAGCCCAAGACCTTTTAAGCCGATCCTTCACCGCCTTTTGCGCTGGTGTTATAACATCTGTTCTAACATGAACTCTGTGCTTTGCTGGCGCGACTTCCGGCAGACGCAACGCCGCAATAATATCTTCTCTTGATGGAACTCCCACTATACCCTCCTTGCTTCAATACGAACAATTTCACTTGTTCCTGGCCTCATGTGAAGATCCACGTTCCAGTGGCACTTCACATCTGCTGTAGTAAGCCGAACAATTTCGCTCCCGTCCACCTCTACAACCCGTTTCTGCTGGTCAACAACATAGTTATACCGCTCGCTGCACTGACAGCCAAGCGATACATTCATCAACGCATCGACCTTTTCCTTGATCCGATCAAGCGCAACGTCCTCGTCCATCAGGAATCGCAACTCTTTTAGACCCCAATACATTCTATTCTGCTCAGACATCAATCAACCCTCCTGTTATGATCAACTAATAAACCTGTTTGACTTCTTTAGGTTAACATTGCGCGGAACAACTTCCAAATTCTGGTGAATATGCAGCCCCGAACCTTCCTCGCCGTTTTCGCCGCGATACTTCAGCGGAAATGAATGATCAACATGCCATGTATTTTTGCCATCTCGCTTGTTTAATTTAAAGGCACTGGTATAGATAGCATTGATTTTAAAATGGTTAGCCCATCTTGGCGTGGCTTGTTTCTTACGACTTTCATAATCGTATTTCTTTTTTGATACACTAATCGCCTTACGTCTAATTACATCAAGACGATAATCATGATCCATTTCATAATAATTGGTTCTTGTTGTCATCAAAAAAAGCCTAGTGTTGGCGTCAGCCTCTAGCTCGTCTTTTTTAATGCTATGAACAAGATCGTAGCACTCCTGCTGCACCTTCATCTTTAGCTTGAACACACGCCGATACAACTGTTTCTTATCTGTGCGAACAAAAAGCATCTCGCAACTGATATCATGAACATTTCCATACAAAGCACTTCCATGCTCGTCTGTGTCCTTTACCAGCATCTTATAAAACACATCAGGCTCATCTCGCCCGACTTTTGACGCTTCGACAAGACTCCCCACCACTGGGATATATTCCTGATTAATGCTCTTATTGATCTTTGAGCCTTCTTTTTTATGTGTTTTGTAATTTGCATAATAATCATCACGCGCAATCACATATTTTTCTGGCAGATTTTCAACTGCATCTCTGCGTTTAATAAACCAATCAACAATATGCTCATGACCTTTAATATCTCCAGCAATTGTAGGCTCACCTTTTTTAGCCATCACTAATCCCCTTTAACAAATGACAGATAACATCAACTGTCCAACCGTTGCCCAGCATCTTATACCTCTGTGTATTGCTAACATGAGCCGTATAACCATCGGGAACTGTTTGCAGCCGCTCACATTCAATTGGTGTTAGCTTTCGCCACATAAGCCGCATATCTTCGCTATATGCGTCAGGATAACGACCTTCTGGCAATGGAGAAAGCAGAACATCTTTTTCTACTGTTGAAAGACATCTGGATTTTTCCACCTCATGCACTTCTAAGCACTGCGTGATTGGAACGCCCTTGTCATTGTCTTTGCGAACACCATCCTCGTTCAGCCTACGGCCAACGATAGACGCTGGGTAAAGAACTTTCGGTTCTAAATTGCCACCAGAAGCCGCCGCTAATGTTGGCGCTTTACCTTCTGTGCTGTAAACACGCCTATTGTAGCCATGACCCTTTAGATCAGCTTCACCAGCTAAGATCATGCCGGATTTGTTCTGGTTATCGTCAAGATCAAACACCAACTGTCGGCGGCGCTTTTGAAAATATGACTTCAGATTACCGCCCTTGAAGTAATTTGCATCCAAACAATGTGACTTATCACGATCTGTATACCCATCCTCCAGAATATCTTTAAGAACAATTCTCTTGTTTTCGGGCATAGAGTCCATAGGAATATTTGTCCAATACAGACGATCCCTATTCTGCGCTGATACTATGTTGCTGTTAATCCGAATAGGCTTCACACCTAATTGTTCGGAAATAATATCTTGGAACTCTTGCTTCATATTCACGTTTTCCAGCAAAAACCACTTAGG